TTCCAGATCAGTAACACTTAATAATATGATTAAAAAATATGGCGAAGAGTTGGGGGAAGAAAAATATAAAAATTATGTAGAAAAACAGAGAAAATCGGGATGTACTTTGGATTATTTTATTGAAAAATATGGAGAAATTGATGGAACAATAAAATATAATGAAGTATGCCAAAGTAAATCTTTGACTCTTTCCAATTTTATAAAAAAATATGGGAAAGATTTGGGCGGAAAAAGATATAGAGATTATTGTGAAATTAGACCCACATTCTATTCAAAATTATCGCAAGAATTGTTTTGGAAAATAAAAACAAATGATTGTTATTTCGCAGAATACAACAAAGAATTTGGGTCACATTCAAATTTCGGCTATTATTTTTATGATTTTATTGACACCAAATTAAAAAAATGTATAGAATTTAATGGAGACTATTGGCATCTCAATCCAAATTTTTATCAAGCAAATTATCAAACACATTATGGATATACTGCAGAGCAAATATGGAAAAAAGATAAAATGAAAATTGATCACATTAAATCGTTGGGGTATGATGTGATGATTATATGGGAGTCCGAATATTTAAATGAGCCAAACAATGTCATTAAAAAAATTGGAGAATTTTTGAATGGTAAAAATTGACTGTATCGGTGAAGTTGAGTGTGATGTTTATGATTTACAAACCGAAAGTACCAATATGTTTTTCGGTAATGATATATTGGTGCATAATTCTGTTTATTTACATATGAATCCTTTGATTCAAAATGTATATAAGGGAAAAGAAAAAACTACTCAAGATGTTGTCAAATTTCTTGATAGAATTTGTAAAGTGGAACTTGAAAAGTATATTGAAAATTGCTATCAAGAATTAGCTAATTATTTGAATGCTTATGAGCAAAAAATGCACATGAAGCGAGAATGTATTGCTGATCGCGGAATTTGGACTGCTAAAAAGAGATACATTCTAAATGTCTGGGACAATGAAGGTGTTCGTTATGAAGAGCCTAAATTGAAAATTATGGGAATTGAGGCAATCAAGTCCTCAACGCCGACATCTTGCCGCAAGATGCTTAAAGATTCATTTAAAATCATTATGAGTGGAAGTGAGAATGATATGATTCGCTTCAGAGAAGACTTCAAAAATCTTTCTCCTGAAGAAATCTCATTTCCACGTTCTGTCACTGACGTTCAGAAGTTTCATTCTTCTTCTGAAATTTATGGTAAAGGAACTCCAATTCATGTTCGTGGAGCACTTTTGTACAATCACTACATTAAAAAGAATGGTCTCACATATAAGTATTCCTTAATTGAAAATGGAGAGAAAATTAAATTCGCATATTTAAAGATGCCCAATCCAATTCACGAAAATGTAATTTCTTTTATACAAGATTTTCCAAAGGAACTGAAGCTTGACAAATACATAGACTATGACCTACAATTTGAGAAGGCATTTTTGGATCCTCTCAAAACAATTCTTAATGCGATTGGGTGGGAAGTAGAGAAGAAGCCCAGTCTAGAGTCATTTTTTTCATAAAACATTGGAGTAAATTAATGGATTTTTTAAAGGACATTGTAGATCAGATCGGCAATGAATATGCACAGCTTGCCTCTGAAATTGATGAAAGTGAGAGATATGTAGACACGGGTTCATATATTTTTAATGCACTAGTTTCTGGAAGTATTTTTGGGGGAGTATCAGGAAATAAAATTACTGCTCTTGTTGGAGAATCGGGTTCAGCAAAAACCTACTATTCTCTAGCAGTTGTAAAGAACTTTCTGGATAACAATCCAGAGGGGTATTGTCTTTATTTTGATACTGAGTCTGCAATCACCAAATCGCTTCTTCTCAGTAGGGGAATTGATATTCAACGAACTGTAGTTCTTAATGTCGTAACCGTGGAAGAGTTCCGAACTAAAGCTCTAAAGGCAGTTGATATGTATCTAAAGCGAGATGAAGATGAACGAAAGCCTTGTATTTTTGTTCTAGATTCTCTTGGAATGCTTTCAACCACTAAAGAGATTACAGACACTCTTGCTGAAAAAGACACACGGGATATGACAAAGGCTCAAGTAATCAAGGGCGCCTTTAGAATGCTGACTCTGAAGCTTGGAAAGGCAAATATTCCAATGATTGTCACGAATCACGTTTATTCTAGTATGAGTCTTTATTCAACCAAAGAGATGTCGGGAGGTTCAGGACTTCGCTACTCAGCTTCTACTATCATCTACTTCACCAAGATTAAGGAAAAAGAAGGAACTGACGTTGTGGGAGCAGTTATTAAAGCGAAGACTTATAAGTCACGATTGAGCAAGGAAAATCAAGAGGTTGAAACTCGTCTATTCTATGATCAACGGGGTCTAGATCGTTATTATGGATTGCCTCAATTGGCTGCCGAAGCGGGTATTTGGAATTATTCTGCCAATCGTTATGAAGTTGACGGAAAGAAAATTTACGAAAAAGAAATTCTAAAAAATCCTGATAAGTATTTCACGGAGGAGGTTCTAAAGCAGATTGATGAGTATGCTAAACTCAAGTTTTCTTATGGAGCTTGATTATGGAGAAGGTTGAGTTTTTAATACTCAGAAATCTTTTACATAATGAATCTTATGTTAGAAAAGTTCTGCCATTTTTAAAGTCTGAATATTTTGAGGAATTTAATCAAAAAGTAGTATTTGAAGAAATTTTTAATTTTGTTCAGGAATATAGTCAGCCTATTACCAAAGAGATACTTTGTATTGAAGTTGAAAAAAGAAATGATATCAATGAACAATCAGCAAAAGAAATTTTACATTTAATTTCCTGTCTTGATGATGTTCCAGTTGAAAATGAATGGCTAATTAAAACAACTGAAAAATGGTGCCGCGATCGGGCAATTTATCTTGCTCTGATGCAATCAATTTATATTGCAGATGGTAAAGATGAAAAGAAGAATCGTGATAGTATTCCATCAATTCTTTCTGATGCTCTTGCTGTAAGTTTTGATACTCACATTGGCCATGATTACTTAAATGATTATGAAGAGAGATATGAGTTTTATACCAAAAAGGAGGATAAGCTTGAGTTTGATCTTGAGTATTTGAATAAGATTACGAAAGGTGGAATTTCTAGAAAGACAATGAGCATTTTGATGGCGTCTACTGGCGTTGGAAAAAGTCTATGTCTTTGTCATTTTGCAGCTTCAACTCTTCTTCAGGGTAAGAATGTTCTTTATATTACACTTGAAATGTCTGAAGAAAAGATTGCAGAAAGAATTGATGCTAATCTTTTGAACGTAGATATTCAAGACCTTGCAACTCTATCAAAATCATCTTTTGAATCTAAGGTTAATTCATTAATTAAAAAAACTCAAGGTACTTTAATTATCAAAGAGTATCCTACTGCATCTGCTCATGCTGGGCATTTTAAATCTTTGATTAATGAGTTGAAGATCAAAAAATCATTTAGTCCAGATTTAATCATTGTTGACTATATGAATATCTGCTCATCATTTAGATACAAAGGGAACTCATCAGTAAATTCTTATAGTTTTGTAAAATCTATTGCAGAAGAGCTTAGGGGTCTTGCAGTTGAATTTAATGTTCCACTAATAACGGCAACACAAACGAATCGTTCAGGAATGAATAATTCTGATATTGAATTGACTGATACCTCAGAATCAATTGGCGGCCCCATGTCAGCGGATGTGCTTTTGGCTTTAATTTCAACAGAAGAGCTTGAAGAACTTGGACAGATTATGTTTAAACAACTCAAAAATCGGTATAATGATCCAACAGTACATAAAAGATTTGTAGTTGGAATTGATAGGGCAAAGATGAGACTTTATGACGTAGAGCAATCTGCTCAAGATGATGTGCTTGACAGTGGGAAAGATGAGGAGTATGATTATGAGGAAAAAAGACCCAAAAAATCATTTGAGGGATTCAAATTTTAATTGACCACAAACGCTAATTTATTAAATTTACTATGACTGAAAATAGAACAATTGACCCCAACAAGTATATTGAATTTGTTCGTCAAACAACAAGTCCGGCAAGTAGTGACATTGCACAACTTCTTACTCGCTTAACTGAACTTGAGGCTTCGGGCGATGCTGATGTTCCTCGGCTTCTTACAGCTGCTCTAGGAATTTCTGCAGAAGCTGGTGAATTTACTGAGGTGATTAAAAAAATCTTCCTTCAAGGTAAACCATATAATGAAGACAATGTATTTCATTTGAAACGAGAGTTGGGCGATATTTGTTGGTATATTGCTCAGGCCTGTATGGCACTTGATACTAATTTTGAGGAAGTTCTTCATATGAACTATGAAAAACTAAGTGCCAGATACCCTGAGGGAACGTTTGATGTTTATCGCAGTGAAAATCGTGTAGAGGGAGATCTATGAGTAAAGAAAAACAAGTCAACTTAAAAATGAATATAAAATCGGCAGTTGAAGTATTGGAAATTCTTGACAATGCCGCTGCTGGGTACAGTGAACAATTTGCTCCAGAAAGAATCGTCAGAATTCGTGAAGTTATTTCTAATCTTGACTCTGAACTTGAAAAGGCAGTTAACTGAATAAATTGTAACCTCCTTTTTGGGGGTTTTTTTGTGTTTTTGAGGTATAATAAATTATAAATAAATAAAGATAATTTACAGAAATAACAATGGATTCTAAAGACATTAAAAATCTATTTGAAGCTTACACTGCGGTCTACGATGAAGATCTCCGAGATGAAATTGAGTATGCATCAGTAGATGAAGATCTTTCTTTCGTTGATGATTTGAGTGATAATGAACTCACTCAGATTATGGAAGAGATTTTTGATGAGACAGAAATCACTCTTGATGAATGTGTGAATTCTTTGGGCTTTTACCTTTCAGAAGCTAGAACTTCCAGTGGTGTTAAAATTACCAGAGGTGGTGCTGGAGCTAGAGAAAAAAGAGCACAGACATCAACTGCAAGAGTCACTGCAGGTGCTGGCAGTGGTGGTGGGTTTGATAGGGCAAGAAGAGCTGAGAAAACTTCTGAGCGGAAACAAAAAGTTAGAATTGGTCGTTTAGCTCAGGCTGCGCAAACAGCAGCTGAGTATCCTGGAAAGCAAGCTAGAAAAGCTGCTGAAAGAGCAAAAACTCTAGCTGGTGGAGCCGCTTCTGCAGCTGCTGGTGGAGCTGCAGAAGCTGGTAGAAAAATTCAATCTGCTAAAGAAAAAGTTAAAGGGTTCTTAGGTAAGGTTGGCAGAGCTGCCAAAGCTGGTTATCGTGCTGCTAGTAAAGAATTTAGTGGACAAGCTGAAAGAGAAGCCCAAGGTCGTTCAGATCTTCGTAGCATTAAGAGAACTCTGAGAAGGCAGGCTAGAGAAAGAGCTGGAAGAGATACTCGCGAGTTTGGTGAAGAAGTTGATCTTTATGATGTTGTTCTCTCTCATCTTCTTGATGAAGGATATGCTGAAACCATTGAAGATGCTGAAATAATTATGGCAAATATGAGTGAAGGGTGGAGAACTGAAATTCTTTCTGATGTTGATGTTTGAATAGTATTTAAA